CGTGGTAATGCGCAGTGCGTGTTTCATGACGTGAAGCCCCTGTGGGTTTTTGTTGTGCCGTCTCTCCGGCTGTCACCCCCGCGCGTCTACTGGAATTGGGGTCCATCCTGATTAACCGACGCGTGGCCGGGGCGGCTCCTGGCGGATTGCGTCCCCGTTCGATCTCGTCCCCGCCATCGAAGATCGCGTTACTTCGGCTGTGCGTGCGGCGGCAGCGGCATGCCAGGACGCAGCGATGGGTCCACCGCAATGAACCGCCACCCCAACGATGGCATGTAGCAGAGCGCCCAGTACGTCTTGCTGGGCAGCGCGTTGTCGATCTGTCCGCCCTGTCCACCCGGTAGGGCGTTGTCGGGACGCACAGGAGGACGCGCCGGCAGCGTACCACTCGGAGGTGTCGGCAAGCCAGCATCCGGATGCCCAGGCACCGGCGGCAACCCCGCGTCGACATGCGGCGGCCGCCCAGGGCTCGGCCAGATGGTTCCTGGAGGCACCGGGATACCACCACCGAAACCGGGATCGATCGGCGCGATGGGGTTGCCCCACGAAATCGGCGGCCACACCTGCGGCGGCTGCTCCGGCAGCGTGGATCCCATCGGCGGACGTTGCCCAAACCCAGGGTCCACTGGACCTCCAGGCTCGTTGCCGAAACCGGGATCAACCGGGCCTTCGCCGCTCATCCCCTCGACGTTCAAATAGCCGCCCATGACGTGAACTCTGGCCATCAGATGTCTCCATGCGTAGATGCGTCGTTGCGTCGTTACGTCGTTACGTATGCGGCGCCAGGAAGTCCCGCAGCGCAGCAGCGAGCTGATGGTGGTGCCCCATATGCCCATGCTGCACGGGTGGCGGCACAGGCGGCGGCTCTGGCGGGGGCGGCAGCGGCGGTGGCTCGGGGGGTGGCAATGGCGGCGGTTCAGGCGGCGGCGGCGCCGGGGGTGGCTCAGAGACCGGCGGTGGGGCGGGTGGCGGATCACCACCCGGATTGCTGATGAAGCTGAGCGAGCTGGTATCCAGGCTCGGCCGGCTGGCCAGCAGCACGGTGTCACCGGTAGCGGGAAGCCCCCAGACGCTGTTGCCGCTCAGCGTCGGCTGCGTCGCCGGATCCAGCAGAAACCGCCCGGACGGATCATCATTGACGATGGTGTTGCCGGTGATCGCGAAGGCCGTACCAGGATTGGACGCACCCTCTTCACCATACGCCAGTATATACGGGTTCTGGGTGTTCGGCCCCTGCTCTATCGTGTTGCCGCTGATCGTGGCGTTGCCGCCGTTGGGCAGATCGATCGAGTAGCTGGCGCTGCCGTTGTTGTCGAAGATCCGGTTGCCGGTGATGGTGTTGGACGCGGCTCGCGATTTGATCTCGTGGCCCACGACTGCATCATGAACGTAGCTGTCGGTGATGCTGAAGCTGGCAATGGCACCCACGTAGATGTTGTGGGTGGATCCAGATCCATCCCCGTTGGCGGCGAACTCGCTGTGGTCGATCGAGATGCTGCCATTTGGATCAGCCGCGCCGAGCAACCCCTCCTGATTGCCGTGAAAGTAATCATCAGAGAGGGAGAGGGCGCCGCCCTCGTAGCGAATTGCCGCGCCGTTGTGATCGGGGACGCTCACGCCGCTAATATCGAAGCCGTTGATGGCAACTGAGATACCCGCCGCCCCCTCCGTGATCATCGCCTTGCCGTCAGGTGGGCTGGTGTCCGTCGTCATGACAACCTCGCCACCCACTGCCTGCAGCGTGATCGAGGTGCGGATGCTCAGGAACTGGTCGGCATACGTCCCCGCCTGCACGTCGATCGTGTCGCCTGGCGCGGCGGCATCAATCGCGGCCTGGATGCTCTGTCCTACGCCAACATTCAGGATTGCCATTGGACCTCAGTCCTGTCGTTGCGGGTTGGACTCGACCGTGCTGTGATGGCGCACCGCGTCCGTGCAAGGAGCGCGGGAGAGTGGTGGGCGGCGACCGCCAGAACCCGCCTGCTACTCGCTATCCGCCCGTGTCGTCACGCGACACTCAGGTGACAGCCGTGATCAGCAGCACGACCAGCGCCAGCACCATGATCCCAAGCAGCGCCCCGTGGCTCACTCCGCAGCCTCCGCGAATAAGTCGGCTATCTGCGTCTCGACCGGATGCTCTGGCATGGGCGCGTGAACGAACAGATCGCGCTGCCGCTGCGCCTGCTCAATCCGCCGGCATGCTATGTCGAAGTAGCGCGGCTCAATCTCGATGCCGATGAAGCGACGCCCAAGACGCGCACACGCAACGCCCGTCGTGCCACTGCCCATAAATGGATCGAGGATGGTTGACCACTGACCGGAGACCACCAGCGCTATCTGCTCGATCAACTCAACCGGCTTCTCTGTCTGATGCTCCCGCTGCGACGAGTGGACGCGGGAACAGGCTAGGACGTTGCCATAGTCAAAGCTATGGTACTTCGGTGTCCCTTTGGCAAAGTGCATTGCAAGCTCATGTTGGGCGCGAAACCCGGTTCCAAGCCCGGCGCTCCCCTTGTCCCAAACCAGCATATTTTGGAACCTGAACCTCGCGCTCTCAATCGCGGGAGAAATGTGCCCGATCATGCGCCAGTCCGTGAACACCGTCATCGTGCCGCCGTCATCAAGTGCGGCGTAACACCAGGAACCCACAACCGACATCAGCCACGCAATACCGGCGGTTGTCATGTTGTCACCGGCAAACCAGCCAATATCCCGGATTGTCTCAGAGCGCAGACCCATGCCGGTTGCCTGCTTCTTCGCCGTCTCCGAGAACCCGCCGCTGCAGTATGGCGGATCAGTCACCACCGCATCGACGCCGCTGAGCGTTGGCAGCACTTCGCGGCAATCCCCAAGATACAGCACCGCATCGCCAATACGCTCGCAGCGCATCACCACGGTCCACGCCACCCGCCGATGCCGCTGAACAGCAACACCACAATCAGCAGAATCACCACGAGGCCAACACCGCCATACATGCCGGGACCGTAGTAGCCGCCGCGGTAGCCGTAGTAGCCGCCACCCAAACCCCCGAACAGGATCAGCACGACCAGGATGATCAGCACAAGGCTCATGGCGCACCCCCTTGCGGCTGCGGCTGTGGAATGGGCGTGCGCATCAGCCGGTTCGTGGTGATGGCCGTCTGGTGCGTCTGGTGCGCTGTGTGCAGCGTCTGCTGCGCGGTCTGCGGGATTTTCGCCGCGGTCAGCATCGTGCTCGCCTGCGTGTTGCGGATGTCAGCCTGCTTCTTGGCCAGGTCGGTCATGTGATGAGCCATCGCCATCTCGGGCGTCATCTGCTCAGGGTCCGACGGCTGCTGCATCGGCTGTGACGCGCCAGGCGGGTTGTCGGGAGCCACATGCGGTTGCCCGTAGGGTGGTGCGCTGAACTCGCCATGCACGGAATGCACATTGGCCGCGGCGTTGACCTTGCGCTCCTGCGCCAGCGCTATGTCCGCCTGCGCTTTCGCCTGTTTGCCCTGGATGTCGGCTTGCGCGTGCTGTGTTGCGAGTTGCCCCGCCTGCTGCTGCGCCTGTTGCTGCTGCTGCTGGTGTTCCTTCATCCGTTCCAATATCATATCTTTGTCGCGCAGCCCTGACGCGGCAATCAGCACATCGCCCGGTATCAGCCCCGGCTGAACGCTGGCGAGCTGCACCAGGCTCTGGAACTCCTCGGCCTGCAGGCTCGGGATGTCGATGCCCTCCTCGATCGTGATGTCCACGTCGAGGTCGCTGATGTCGTTCTCGATGCCGATGACCTGCTGCAGCCGCGGATCGCCGGGTTGCAGCGGCGGCTGCATCTGCTGCATCACCATGGCGCGGTGCCGCTCTGGCATGTCAGCCAGCTTGTCCATCAGTCGCACCGGCCGGTTGATCCCGACCCAGCGCGTCTCGTTCAGGTCGTCCGTCACTCTGACCCATTTGCCGCCGCTCCAGAACTCCCGCGCCGCCATCCAGCAGCTCTCGTAGACGCGGCGTGACCAGAACCTGAGCGCATCGGCCAACGGCTCGTTCTGCGCCGCGCCACCCGCTTGCATCGCCAGCACGGCCCTGCCGCTCAGCTCCCGCGGATCGGTGCCACTCATGGCTGCATTCGGGCCCGAGAGTTGCATCTCGGCGGTGGCGTGCTGCAGCAGTTGGAACTGGCCGTTCGCCAAGTCGGTCGTTTGCTGGATCTCAAATTTCAACCCAGGCATCACCTCCACGTAGCCGTCGGGCTTAGCGACTTCTCTCCTCGCCTTGTCCACATCCGGCACAGCGCCCTGCTCGGCCACGACCTGATGCACGTTCAGCAAGTGCATTGCCTTGGAACGGCGCTTGTTGATCTCGTCCTGGAGCGAGATCAGGCCCCTTACCATTCCGTAACGTTGATTTTCCCTGTTCACGTACGACGATTGCAGCAGCAACGAGCTAGTGCTCTTGCCCTTGCGGTCCTTGAACTTGGCCTTCTGCGGCTTCGCGAGTAGCCCGCTCTTGGTATACGTCGCGCGCCACCACGTTCCCTTCTCTGCCCAGTCGCATTGGACAAGGCGCACACGCCGCCGGTTGTTATCGGTCCAGAACGCGGTTTCCGGTCTGTCGTTGTAGTAGAAGTCAGTGCTGCTGAAGCTGCTCTCGATCACATCGTCGGCGTCGGGGTACATCTCCTCGAGCGCATCACGGTCGGTCCAGATGACGAGCCCTTTGTAGCGCGCATCGCCGAAGTCGAGGGAGCGCGAATGGGGGTCATACCACACTCGGTCCCATGGGATATGGGTAATGGTAATGTTGCAGCTACCCTGACCATCGTCTTCTAGGCCAAGGTCTACGCCCCCGGCGCCTTCAACTAAGAGGTTCTCGAATACGCCGCTGCGGACCAGCGAGAATGAGTTGTCATCGGCGATATAACGCAGAGCCTGTGTTGCCGCGTCTGCTCTGTCTTCTTCTGCTGGAGTGCGGGCAAAACATTTCGGGTCCGTTCTGGCTTTTCTTTCCATGCCGCAGAGCAGCTCCAGCTTATCCTTGATCTTGTTGATCGTAATGATCGGCTGGCCGCGCTCTCGTAAGACCTTCAGTTCGTCCCTGGTGTATTGGTTGTGGTCGACATAATCACGATCGCGCTGCGCCAGATCGATCTCGTCTTGGCGCGCCAACTCGCTCTCCTCGAACCAGCGGATCAGGCGGGCGTGGAGGTCGTCGAGGTCACGGGGGTACGCATCGGGATCGCCACCCGTCAGGTCACGGATCGCCGGCGGCGTGTCGGGGCCGCGGTCGCCGGTATGGACATGGAGATGGATTGCGGTATCGCTCATGGATCGCGAGGGAGGCTCCTATGTCGGATCAGGCTGACGAGACGAAGGCGGCGGATAGCGTCGAGCCGATCTATGACTTCAGCGATTGGGGCTGCGGGATCGAGACGCTTGAGGAAACTCTTACGGAAGAGATACGGCGTAACCTGCGAGCGGCGTTTGAGGAGTTCGCTAAAGGTAAATGGCATTGCGCAATTTCGCAGGGCGACGAGTGCGGCGCTGCGCTGGAGTGGTGCTCTGACCACTACGACCAAGGCGATATGCAGCAACCAGCGTGGATCGTAATGACGCCGTTCCAGTTGGCTGAAGGCTTGCTTCGGGCCGCGAGGTGTGTCGATCCCCAGGACGTGCTGGTCGTCGGCTTGCCGCTGTGGCGCCAGGCGCTCGATCACGTCGAAGCGGAACTGCGGCGGAAGACAGAGACGCCTGCCGCCAAGGACGATGACTAGCCGTCAGTTCGCCTTGCGTGCGGCCTTGAGGCGCTGGAACTCGTGCCATTGGTGCAGGAACTCGGCCCATGTGATGCGCGGGTTGATGCGGCGCGCCACGGCCCACCACTCCAGCCGGTCGAGCTCGTCGAGGCGGCTCACTGGCTCGGCTGCTGTTGCTGGGTTGCTGCGGCTGCGGCGCCACCGCCTGCGATCAGGCCGGCGATGCCGTATTTCTTTAATATCGATAGCGTATTTGCGTCGAACACGACGTAGTTGTGGCTGCCCTGTCCGGCGCCACGGCTGCCTTGGTCGAGGTAGCGAATTCCGGGGAGGCCAGCAGCCTGTAACTCCTGCGCTGCCTTCGCTTGATCGCCACTCGCCTTCAGCAACTCACCGCCAGTACGCTCGCGCCCATAAGCCGCTGTTGCTGGATTGTGCGACAGATCATATCCCGCGTCCTGCAACGCCTGCTGCACCACAGGATGCTGCTCGCTGAGCGGCTTGTCCCAGTCGAGGAAATGCTCCGGATCAGCGCCGATGTTCACCTGATACATGCTGCCGGCAGACTTGGTCGGCATAGCCGCATCGAGCCGCTTGAATGCGTCCATCGCCTCGCTTGAATGCGTGCCGGATACCGGGTCATATCCGCGCGCCACAGCGACAATGTCGCGCACTGCCGCGTCATTTGCCCCTAACTGCCGCATTGCTAGATCGTCGTGGCGGCTAAGCCCCGTCTTGACGGCATCAACGGTTATCGCTGGATCGTTCGGCCCGTGGAAGTTGCCAATACCGCGCAAGTAGTTGTTTAGCGTGTCGCGCGGATCGGTGGCCAGCGCATCCCGGTAGCTTTGGGCCGTGCCTTCCTTCTCCGCGAAGTAGAGCCCATGACCGAACGCCTGATTACCCTCTCCCGTGCCGATCTTGCTGGTGTCGAACTGGTCGAAGCTGTGCGGGCTGCCGTGATACGCCACGATGCCAGGGGGCGGCACGTCACCCGGCGCGGTGGTTCCCATCATGACGCCCTGTGCGGTGTCTCTGAGGCCCTCCACGACGCCCTTCTGCGTCGGCAGGCCGGTGTCGGGATCGAGCAGGCCCTGGCGCACGCTCTCGGCGCGCTGGTCCTGTAGCCACTGCCACGCCTGCTGGCCTGCTGCTGCCACGCCTGCGCCCTGGCTGGTGGTGGCGTCCGGTGGAGCAGCGTAGTTGAGCATCGGCGGCCCGAGGCCGTTGGGCTGTCCCACGGGGCTGTTTGGCTGCCACAGCCACGGCATGTTCGGTGGGGCTAAGCCGTTGTCTGCCATGGGGCTGTGATGCTGGTTTGAATGGATCGTGGGCGATTTAGGTTCGGGACTTTGGTAGGTTTCAGCGACGGTAGCGCGCTACCGTTTTATTACGTACGATAATCGGGATGTTTTCGGACGTAAGCGCTGCCACTCTTGTCCGCACCCGAATGATCTCGTCCATCAATTCACGGGTCATCGGCTCAGTCTTCCAGCGGTGCAGATCAGCCCTGCCGAGCCCTGTCGGATAGAGCGTGACCTTCTGAGGCAGATTGCCGTGCATCGCGTCAGTCGTAGACCCTCATGGCTTTGATTTCGGCATAGACCTTGCGCATCTCGTCGAGCGTCGGGTGCGCAGGATCGCGGCAGTAGTTGGCCATGAGCGCGCCGATCACCAGCTCCATTGCTGCGGCGCGGCCTTCGTGGTCGGGTGCCTCAGTCGTCATGCCGCGGCACCAGGCGGCCGGTGACGCGCCCCACCTCCTCGGCCACGCACACCTCGGCATAATCGCGGAACCACTTGGCAGTGAACGCAGCGCGCTCAGCGTTGCTCTTGCACCCCGTCTCAACGTCAGCGGCAGCGAGGAACGCCTCGGCCCACTTCTGCGCATCGGTGCCGGCGTGGCGCTGGAACTCGGCGCCGCTCAGCGTGGTGGTGTCGGGTCTGTCAGTCATAGGTCACCTCGATCGACACCTGCTGGCCCTCCGTCATTGATACCACACGGATGGCGCCTGCGGCTGTAGCGAGACTGGCACCGAGCGTGTCTTTCGGCACGTCCAGCAGGCAGGTCGAGAGCTGCGCCGTGGCTGGGATGGCACGGGATAGGCTCTGCATCGCGCCAGCGCTTTCAGGCCACGCGCCAGCTTTCCACGGTGCTCTGCGATGCGCGGGAGAAGGCTCTGTCCCAACTATCCTCGGGCGGCTTCGGCGGCTTCTCCGGCTGCATCTGGCGCCAGGCTAGTCCAAGATACCGGAACGCGTCTGCGCCGTGTGAGGCCCAATCGTGCCGCGGCCGATCGGTGAACGCCTTGCGCTTGTCGTCGTAGTCGGCGCGATAGGCCCGCAGCGCTTCCAACCCGTCATGACACTTGTATGTATCGAACCAGCACGAGGCGATGCTGATGCGCGCGGCGTTAATGCCGTCCATGAGGTTCTGCTGTGCGAGCACACGCGGGATGCGGTTGGTGAGGCTGTGCAGCGTCTCCCAGAGCGAGCGGCCGGTGCCGAGCTGTCGCGCCTG